GGCATTGGAAGCCCGTATTGAGGCTCAGTCCAAGGCTCAGCAGGTTATTCAAGCACCTGCGGTTGTCGATGTCGTCCTGCGATGGCGGGATTTCGTGGACGATGACAACATCGATCCTTTTCCAGCGGTCTCGCCAGCCGCTGAAGCTGCGTCTCGGGCCGCAGAGGTCGGAAGTAGCGAGCACATGCTGTCTACATGTGCGTTGCCACCGAACCCAGGACCCAAATTCGTCAAAGAAGTTTGCGATATTAAGGTCCTAAATTTTTGGGAAATGTTCTGGTACACAGTTAATTTTCTCGTGTCAGCAGTCCTTGTCCTATTGATCTACGGCTCGATTACGGCGCTTGTTGTGATGATGATCACCGAGTTTGCTGTTGCAGTCGCCGTGTCAGTGATCATGTGGGCCAGCTTTTTGCTCTATTGTTGGAAGTATCGTCGTGAAAATCAATCCGACTTTACACGCTACACATTAATCGGGTCAGCTTATCCATCGCGGGATTTGGCTGGTGATCGACGTCATATCACGTTCAAGACGTGTCCAATTGACTCTCCCAGCTTCATCGCCGATGCAAAGTACATGACTTACAAGATTTGTGAGCGTCGCAATGGGCGATACACGGAAAAACTGGTAACGATTTCGCACGAACTGCTCATTGAGGCGTCAGCGCCCAAGAATGAGGGTCGTTACGTTAGTGCCAAATCCATGGAGAGTGCGTATTCAGATACACTCTCGTTTCTCAAGACCCATGGCCATGTGAACCTCGATCGTGATCTACAAGCAGATGAACATATCCTTCATAACACAGCAAAGTTCTACGTGTTTAAGTTGAAGGTTGATCTGTTTAACGACGAGGTGTCGACAAACTTGGTCTGCCCGTGAAGAAGGTCGTGGCCTATGGCTACCGGTTTTCTGAGTTCAATTCCCCCATCTACCAGAAAGATGTCAAACTTGACGTTACTTTCCGTGTCGACAGATGGAGTGATCAGGACCGGCGGCCACCTATGTGTATTTCACTAGGGTGCCACTTGACCAACTTCAAGATGCCTTTCGGTGACCTCTCCGATACCGCATCGAGTATAGCGGGCGTACTCAAAAGAACCTGTTTCAAGCATCCGGTGCCAGAAACGGGCCTTAGGTCCGAGCTTGCTGCGTTCACGGCAGCATGGCTTAAGAAGAACCTTGCGCCATTAAACATGGCTGACGATGTGTCATTTAACACCTGGTTAGAGGGAACCAGGTACAATCGTCGCCGCAAGGATGAGTTGAAGCGTATCTGGGACGCATATACGGGGGTGTTAACCGCTCGAGATAAGAAGTGCAAGTGTTTTTCAAAAGCTGAGTCCTATACAGCTTGGAAACATCTTCGGGGCATTTACTCGCGGTCTGACATCTTTAAATGCGTTGTGGGTCCGACTTTCGCGGCCATCGAGAAGGTGCTGTTTAAGATGAAGTGGTTCATCAAGAAAGTGCCCGTTCGGGACCGTGCGCGGCATGTGTGGGAGGCGATGTATAGCCCCACAGCTCGTTATTATGCCACGGACTATTCGGCGTTCGAGTCTCACTTTGATAATCAACTGATGGCTGAGGTTGAATTTCAATTGTATGAGTACATGACAGCAGCGTTGCCTAACGGCGCTGACTGGTATCAACTCGTTCGCGAAACACTGGGCGACAACCAAACCTGCCAATTCAAGGGGTTTGTTGCCGAAGGCGTTCAATCGCGCATGTCTGGAGAGATGTGCACCTCGCTTGGCAATAGCTTTGCCAATCTGATGATTTTCCTTTTTGTTTGCTCGAAAGCTGGCATTCAAGAAGAAGCAATCTCGGGATTTGTTGAGGGCGATGATGGCCTTTTTAGATTTGAAGCGCATCAGTCAATTGACGACACGCTATTCACAAAGCTCGGTCTGACCATTAAGATCGAGAAGCACGAGACGCTCAATCAGGCCTCGTTTTGTGGACTCATTTTTGACCCAGAAAGCTTAATCATTATCACAGATCCGCGTGAAGTTATCGCGGATTTCGGATGGGCAGGACCGTTCTATATTAACTGTGGTGATGTGCGACTTAAGGAGCTTTTAAGAGCAAAGTCGCTGTCTTTTTTGCACCAATACCCTGGCTGCCCTATAGTGCAGTCTCTCGCTCAATACGGTTTGCGCATGACCAATCGCGTTTACGTACAACGATACCTTGAAAAGGATCGCCACTTGAATATGTGGGAGCGGGAGCAGTTGCTAGCAGCTATTGAGGACCTTGACAATGGAGTCGATGTTGCGCGCCCTGTTTCACGGCGATCGCGCTTAATTGTTGAGGTGATGTATGGAATTCCCGCGGAAGAGCAGATTCGAATTGAGAACATGCTAGACGCTAAGTGTGAGTTATCGCCGATCGATCTTGGTCTGCCTGACTACATGCCTGGTGTTTGGAACGAATGTTGGCAAGAGTTTGTTCGACCGTCTCAAGGTGATTTTCCTGTGGCATATTCTCGCCGCATAGGTGCATTTAACTTACCCCTATCAATTGACATCAAATCGACTGATTTGGTAGTGGGTGAACATTTCCATGATCGTCTGTACCCTTGGGGAGGACGTGCATGATGTTGTTCGTGTGATCATCCTGTCGCATGAGTAGTGAGGGCACGACCCTGGGTAAAAACGCCCGGATTAGGAAGTATATCTCCGAACCCGCTTGCAGGCTGGTATCGTGGAACAATTTGATGACATATTTTAGCTAGAGTCTGTGTGCGCATAGGAATGGGGCCACACATCTGAGAGTGCAAGGAACCTGAGTAAACTGTGAAAGCTGTTTGAAAAGAATAAATTTGCACCCCTAGTGAGGAAAACATCTGACATTTGTATCTGCGATTGTGTGTCGAGAGATCAGGGGGGCCACCCTAGAGATCCATGGCAGTATTCCTTGATGGCGCAACTCCGCAATAGCCGGAC